CATGAGAAAAACAGCAAAAACCCAGAGACTGGCGAGGCTGAGTTCTTGTCTCTCAAGAGTTTTGCGGGAACGATCATTGGTGCAGGTATTGGTTATGTTGCGAGCGGTGGTAGTCCTGCTGGAGCAATTCAAGGCGCAAAGATCGGCGCTGGTGTTGATGTGACACGCGCTTCTATTGACAACGCAAAACTCGCACGCGAGCAGGCAGCACAAGCCCAGGCGACAGCCATTGAAGAGGCGCGCAAAGCCCGTGAGCAAGCCGCATCTGAGGCGCAGAAAAGCCGTGAGGCCACAGCGCTTGAAGCGCAAAAGGCACGCGAGCTGCAGTCGTCAGCGCTTGAGCAACAGAAAGCCGACGCAGCTGCGCGCCTTGAGCAGACCAAACTCAGTGCCGAGCAGCAGGCCAAGCTGATGCAAGACCTGACAGCACAGCAGAGATCGGCTGCTGACCTGGCACAAGCCCAGCTCGCGCAGCAGCAAAAACAATACGAAGAGCAAAAGCTCACAATGGAGAAGCAGGCCAGCGAACAAGCCGCAGCGCTTGAAGAAGAGCGCCGCAAAGTGGCACAGCGCGAGTCTGCGCAGATGACTGCACGCCGTCGCAGTGGCCGTCGCTCACTGTTGTCTGAAGCTCGACTCAACCCAGAGCTTGGTATCACTCAACAAGAGCAGCAAAAAACCCTGCTTGGAGCGTAAGCCATGGCTGTCGCAACCGTATCGCAAGAAAAATACAACCAGATGGTGGCCAGCGGCCAGCCAATCCCTATTGGTTTGCAGGTTGAAGGTGGAGCGCCAGCCGCGCCAGCGGCAACTGCTGCAAAGGTTGACCCCAACACTGTTGATCCGGTCTACAAAAATGCTGTGATCGCCATGCAAGGCGCTGGCATTGCTGACACTGAGATCACAAAATTCTTGCAAGAGCAAAGCACCGCTGCAGCGCAGGCCGAGGCAGCGCGCCTGGCTGATGAGCAAGCCTTTGCCAAGGCCCAGGCCGAGCTTGATGCGCTGGCACAGCAAGAGCGTGATGTGATTTTGAAGCAGCAGGCCGACTACGAGGCCATGCAAAAGCGCATGCAAGAGGAAGCCGCAGCTATGGCCGCACAAGCCAAGGCAGAGCAAGAGCGATTGGCCGCTGAGAAGAAGGCATTTGAAGAGAGAGCCGCTGCCCAGGCAGAGAAGACACGCACTGAGACTGAGGGTTTTCAGCGCACCGGTGCTGAGAGAGAAGTCGCACGCAAGAAGGCTGCGCGCAGCACTGTGGCCAGGCCACTGCTGGCAGCTGCAACCGCATCGGGTGGACCACAAACGCTTGGCTATGGCGGTGGCATGAGCGCTGGCGGCTCGCTTGGCACAACACAAACACTGGGAGTTGGATGATGAAGACAGACAAAGTCGAAAAAGTGATGAGCGAGTACAAAGCAGGAAAGCTCAAGTCAAGCTCTGGCCAAAAGGTTACGAGCCGCAAGCAAGCAATCGCAATCGGTTTGTCTGAGCAGCGCTCTGCGCGCAAAGACGGATTGATGAAAGAAGCAAAGGTCTGACCATGGCAACCAAAGGAATGCTCGAAAATGTCGAGCTTGAAGATGATGCCGAAGAGATGATGCCAGAGGGCAAATGCCCAGAGGTGTTGCGCAACAAGCAGATGAGCATTCGCAATCACCGCGTCTGCATCGTCAAAGCTAACCTTGGTCCGGCAAATCCACGCGCACCAGAAATGTTTTTCTGGTTGAAGAAGACTGCGGTGTGGAATGTCAGCGAATATGCAGCACGCGAAATGCTATGCGGCAACTGTGGCCACTATGTCAAAACAAAATTCATTGACGACTGCATGAAGAAGTATGAGCAAGTGACACCGCCAGAGGTGGACCCGTCATGGGTTGACACCGGTGATGGCGGTGGCTATTGCACCGAGTGGGATATTCCATGCACGGCTTCGCGCACATGCGACACATGGGAACCAGGTGGCCCGATTACAGATGCAAAGGAAAAAGAAAATGGCGACGACTAAACCAACCGGTGGCATGCGCTTAACTGTTGAGCAGATCATCAAGCGTCAAGACCTGGCGCAGAAAAAGAAAGACGAATTTCAACAGCTCTATCAAGACGCATATGAGTTTGCTCTGCCACAGCGCCAGCTGTATGGCATCTGGGAAGGTGGCAGCACTGGCAGCAAGAAGATGCAGCGCGTCTTTGACTCGACCGCCATCAACTCAACCCAGCGCTTTGCCAACCGCTTGCAGTCTGTTGTATTTCCACCACAGCGCAAGTGGTGTCGCCTTGATGCCGGCTTGGACATCCCGTTTGAGCGACGCCCACAAGCGCAGGCCATTCTTGATTTGTATGGCGACAAGATGTTTGCGACGCTGCGCCAGTCAAACTTTGACATCGCCATGGGTGAGTTCTTGCTCGACCTGGCTGTTGGCACTGCAGCGATGATGGTGCAGCCTGGTGATGATGTAAACCCGATCAACTTCATCCCCGTGCCGCTGTTCTTGGTGAGCTATGAAGAGGGCGCGAATGGCCAGGTGGACAATGTCTACCGTCGTCTGCGAATGAAGGGTGAGAGCATTCAGCGCCAGTGGCCAGACGCCAACATCGGCGCTGACCTGGCGCGCAAGATTGCAGACAAGCCGACCGAAGACATCGAGCTGCTTGAGGCGACCGTGTATGACCACAAGCGTGGTGACTATTGCTACCATGTGATTCACAAAGAATCCAAGTCTGAGCTGGTTTACCGTCGCAAGAAGTACAGCCCTTGGGTGATCAGCCGCTACATGAAAGTGGCCGGCGAGATTTATGGCCGTGGTCCATTGATGACTGCGTTGCCAGACATCAAGACGCTCAACAAGACCATCGAGTTGCTGCTCAAGAACGCATCACTGGCTGTGTCTGGTGTGTACACCGCAGCCGACGACGGTGTGCTCAACCCCAACACCGTGAAGCTGACACCTGGTGCGATCATTCCCGTCGCTCGCAACGGTGGACCGCAAGGCCCAGCGCTGTCGCCGCTGCCACGCTCTGGTGACTTCAATGTGACCCAGCTGGTGATCAACGACCTGCGCGCCAATGTCAAGCGCATCTTGCTCGACGAGTCATTGCCACCAGACAACATGAGCGCACGCAGCGCGACCGAGATTGTCGAGCGCATGAAAGAGCTGTCGCAAAACCTTGGCTCTGCCTTTGGTCGCTTGATCAATGAAACCATGATCCCCTTGGTGGCCAAGATCATGGAAGTCATGGACGAGCGCGGTTTGATTGACATGCCTTTGCGCGTTAATGGCCTTGAGGTCAAAGTCACGCCGCAGTCGCCACTGGCCAACGCGCAAGCGATGGACGAGATCAATGCGGTGCTGCAGTTTGCTCAGATGACCCAGACCATGGGGCCAGAGGGCATGGTGGCCGTTAAGTTTGGCGACACCATTGACTACCTGGGCGAGAAGCTGGGTGTGCCAGCAGCACTGCGCAACACCGCAGCCGAGCGTGCATTCCAGCTTGAGCAGCAACAGCGCCAGCAAGTTGAGGCGCAAGCTGCCCAGATGCAGATGGCCCAAGCTGAAGCAGGGGCGCAGGCATGAGCTGGGACGAGCTTGAAGCGATTGGTGTAAACCCTGATGATGTCAGAGATGTGAAGCAGCAACGCGAAGATTTGGCGCGTCTGACGCTTCGCGTCTTTGCAAGTGAAGATGGCAAGAAGCTGCTTGAGTGGCTGAAGGCTGTCTATGTGGATGTGCCTATCGCAGTGCCAGGCGCAGACCCGTCTCATGCCTTCTATGCTGAAGGGCAGCGAAGTGTGGTGCGGGACATTGAGGCACGCATCAACCTAGCAAGGAACCTATGACCGACCAAGCAACCGTCGAGCCCGCAGCAAGCGGCCTACTTGACAATGTGCAAGTGGAAGACAAATCACAAGCAGCAAACCCCCAAGCAGCAGACATCAGTCACAAAGCCGATGGCCAAGCTGTTGACACCGGTGCGCCCAAAGCCAAGCCTGAATATCTGCCAAACAACTTTTGGGACTCAGAGAAGGGCGAAGCCAACTATGAGGCCATGGCCAAGTCGTGGACCGACCTGCGCAAGACCATCTCGCAGGGCAAGCACAAAGCCCCTGAAGACGGTGAATATGACACCAGCGTGTTGGCCGAAGGCGTTGACGCATCGGCTCTGACCGACTACGCAAAGAAGTGGGGCTTGAGCCAGGCTGCCTTTGAAGAGTTGGCATCGCAGACCAAGCAGCTCGCAGAGCAGGCAGCTGGCCCAGCCATTGACTCAGCAGCCGAGATGAAGCAACTCGGACCCAATGCCAGCGCCATTCTTGAGGGCATGGTCAACTGGGGCCGTGGCCTGGTGAACAAGGGCGTTTGGTCAGCCGATGACTTTGAAGAGTTCAAGATCATGGGCGGCACAGCTCGCGGCATCAACGCTTTGATGAAAATTCGTGAGGCGTATGAGGGCCGTGTGCCGGTTGACTCGATTCAAATGGAAGGCGCACCAAGCAAAGATGATTTGTATGCCATGGTGCAAGACCCCAAGTACAAAACCGACGCGGCATACCGTCAAAAGGTCGAGCGCTTATTCCAGCAAACAATTCGCTGAGATTTGCCAGGAGCCATTGACCCGCCTTGTGCGGGTCTTTTTTTGTCTATTTTTCAAACGGTGCTTGCACTGTTGTAAAAAAACCATACAATTTGGCCAAGGCCCACCGAGCAATCGACCCTTGCCGCAGCGGATGCTGACGAGTGGCTGGCGCAAGCAGCAAGCAACGGCCCTGAGTTCTCAGGCTAACCAGAGCGCTAAACCCTGATCAACAAACTCAATGAGGTATCAAAATGAGCGTTTCTCTTTCTAACGCCTTTGTGACACTCTTTGACGCTGAAGTGAAACAAGCCTACCAGGGCAAAGCAATGCTGGTTGGTGCTGTTCGTCAGCGTCGTGGTGTCGAAGGTTCTACCGTTAAATTCCCTAAAGTCGGTTCTGGTGTTGCCACTCCCCGTGTGCCACAAACTGATGTCACTCCCATCAACGCTTCTTTCAGCCAAGTCACTTTGACTTTGGGTGACTGGAACGCTGCTGAATACAGCGACATCTTCAACCAAGCCAAGGTCAACTTTGACGAGCGCCAAGAATTGGTGCAGGTTGTGGCAGCTGCCATGGGCCGTCGTCAAGACCAAATGATCATCGACGCTTTGACCGCATCAAGCACCAGCTTGACCGTGAGCAACGACATCGGTGGCGCTGACACCAACTTGAATGTGGCCAAGCTCCGCGAAGCCAAGCGCTTGTTGGACAAAAACAATGTGGACCCAGGTGATCGTCACATCGTGATCCACGCCAACAGCTTGGCCAGCTTGCTGTCCGAGACTGCTGTGACTTCTTCGGACTTCAACAGCGTCAAGGCTTTGGTGCAAGGTGACATCAACACATTCTTGGGCTTCACTTTCCATGTGATGGGTGATCGCTCTGAAGGTGGCTTGGCCATCGACGGTAGCAACGACCGCACTGTGTGGGCTTTCCACAAGACTGCTGTTGGCTACGGTGAAGGCATCGGCATGCGCACCGAAATCAACTACATCCCCGAGAAGACCAGCTGGTTGGTTAACGAAGTCTTCAGCGCTGGCGCTATCGCCATCGACGCTGCTGGTATCGTTCAAATCACCTGCCGCGAATCTTGATCTAATCTTTAAGGAGTAAGCATCATGGCTTTCGCAATGTCTGGTTTGACCGCCATTGGTCAATCAAAGCGCGGCAACGCACCTGGCTTGTTTTTGTACAAAACAGCCGACACTCAAGCAACAGTGAACACTTCCGGTTATTTCAACAGCATCGCTTCGTTGTTGACCGTTGGTGACATCATTTTTGTGTACGACTCCACCACTCCCAGTTTGGTGCTCACTTATGTGAACGCTGTTTCTGGTGCTGGCGTGGTTGACATCGCTGACGGCACAACCGTAAGCGCAACAGACACCGACTAATCATCGGCTTGTCTGAAGGCGGGCCAGCTTTCGGGGGTTCTCGGGGGCTGGCCCTTCTCACATTGAGGGGTTCACATGGCTGCAGGCGATACCGGAATTTCAATCTGCTCAGACGCTTTGATCATGTTGGGATCGAAGGCGATCTCATCATTCAATGACGGCACTGACGAGTCAAGCTCTTGTGACCGACTCTATCCAGACATCAGAGACTCTGCGTTGGTCATGTACCCGTGGAGTTTTGCTACAAAGAAAATCAAGCTCGCACGCTTGGTGACCACACCGACAAGCGTGTGGCGATACGAATACCAGCTCCCAGGCGACAAGCTCAACAACCCCCGCGCTGTGTATGCGTCGGCTTATGTTGGCGCGAATGCACAAAAAGACTGGGACATTCAGGGCGACCGTCTGCTGACAAATCTGCAAGAGGTCTACATTGACTACCAATTCAGCGTTGGCGAGTATGCGATGCCGCAATACTTTGTGCAGCTGCTGAAGTACATGATGGCCTGGCACTTAGCCATGACGATCACCGAGCAGGCTGACCGTGCTCAATACTGGCAGCGTGTTGCTGTTGGTGACCCTGCAGAAAATGGCCGTGGTGGATATTTCCGCACGGCCATGCAGATCGACGGCCAGAGCCGACCAAACAATGTGCTTGAAGATCACAGCCTTGTTGCAGTGAGGAACTGATGCCACGCTTTGTTGACATCCAAACCAACTTCAGCACGGGCGAGCTGGACCCATTGCTGCGCTCGCGGGTTGACCTGGCGCAGTACAACAACGCTTTGGCCAAGGCCACCAATGTGGTGATCCAGCCACAGGGTGGCATGCGTCGTCGCCCTGGCACAAAGTACATGGCAGAGCTGCCAAACAGCAGCACAGAGAGCGCAGCCAACGGTGTGCGCCTTGTGCCATTTGAGTTCTCTGTTGACGACAGCTACATGCTGTGCTTCACGCACAACCGCATGTATGTGTTCAAAGACGGCGCGCAGGTGACCAACATCAACGGTGGTGGCACTGCGTATCTGACAACCAGCATCACCGGTGCGATGCTCACTCAGCTGTGCTGGACCCAGTCTGCAGACACCATGATCTTGGTGCATGAAGACTTGCAACCGCAGCGCCTGGTGCGCGGTGCAAGCGACAGCAGCTGGACAATCAGCAGCATCACATTTGACAGCATTCCGAAGTATGCGTTTACGCTGACCACAACCACGCCATCAGCTGGCCACCTGACGCCAAGCGCTGTGTCTGGCAATGTGACATTGACTTCGCAAAACACAATTTTCACATCAGCTGATTTGAACCAGTACATTAACGCATCACCGCAGGGTCGCGCTCGCATCATCGAGGTGGTGAGCAACACTGTGGTCAAGGCTGTTACTGAGTTTCCATTTTTCAGCACCAGCAACATTGCACAAGGCAGTTGGGAAATCGAATCGGGTTATCAAGATGTGTGGAGCAGCGGCAAAGGCTGGCCACGCACTGTGACATTCCACGAAGGCCGGCTGTACTTTGGTGGCAGCAAGTCGCGCCCATCAACAATTTGGGGCAGCAAGATCGGCATCTTCTACGACTTCATGCCGACTGTGTCGCTTGATGACGACGCTGTTGAGGCGACGCTTGACACATCGCAGCTCAATGTCATTGTTGACATGATCAGTGGCCGCGACTTGCAGGTGTTCACAACCGGTGGTGAGTTTTTTGTGCCACAGTCTGGCACTGATCCGATCACCCCATTGACGCTGATATTCAAGGCTGTGTCGCGCAATGGCACAAAGCCTGGCATTCGCGTGCAGTCGCTTGAGTCCGGCTCGGTGTATGTGCAGCGCCAGGGCAAGTCAGTCAACGAGTTCTTGTTTTCTGACAGTCAGCTGACTTATGTGACACAACGCATCTCGCTGCTGTCTGGCCACCTGCTCAAGACACCAAGCCGCATCGCGCTGCGTCGCGGCACAAGCACCGACGAGGGTGACTTGCTGATGATGACCAATGCCGATGACGGCACAATGGCCGTCTTCAGCATCATGCGCTCACAGCAGATCACAGCACCATCTGAGTTCATCACTGACGGTGAGTTCAAAGATGTGGCCATTGATGTCACTGACATTTACACCGTGGTCAAGCGCACATTCAACGGCACTGCGCGCTACTTTGTCGAGCTGTTTGGGTACAGTTATTTCACAGACTGCGCGTTTGTTGGTGGCGCTGCATCCAGCAAGTCAAGCCTGCCACATGAGGCCAAAGCGCTCAATGTGATTTGCGATGGCGTGCCACAAAGCAATGAGACTGTGAGCAGCGGGTCGGTGACATTTGACCGCGCCAGCTCAACCAGCTATGAGGTGGGCCTGCCATTCACTGTGTATGCCAAGACAATGCCGGTCGAGATCAAGCTGCAGACTGGCACGCGCCTAGCATTCAAGAAGCGCATCACTGAGATCAACGCTGTGGTGGATGACACCCAGCACTTGAACCTGAACAACAATCCAGTGCCATTCCGCACTTTTGACAACCCGCTGCTTGATGACCCTGAACCAGAGTTCACCGGCATCAAGCGTGTGAACGGTGTGCTGGGTTATTCGCGTGAGGCTGCGGTTGAGGTGTCGCAGTCGCTGCCTTTGAAGATGACGCTGCTTGGCCTTGAGTACAAGGTCGCTGTGTCTGGGGGTACATGATGGCTGATGAATTTTTGATAAGCGAACCAAAAAGCGACTCGACCTTTGACTGGACGGGTCTTGCTGAGACTGGTGGCAAGCTGTTTACTGCAGTGCAGGGTGGCATTGGCGCTGCCTCGCCCTACGCTGCGCTGTTGACAGACATGGCCAAAGCTGAGTCACAAAAGGCTGCGGCTTACTACACACAAGGCTTGTACGAGGTGCAGGCTGCTGACACGCTGCGCCTGGCGCAGATCAGAGCCGACCAAGATGAAAAGTATGCAAGCATTCAAGCTGGCCGCAAGCTCAAGCAAGCCGAGATGCAGGCGGTCAACTACACCATTGCCGGCAACACTTTGCTGCGCAACATGGAGCGCGCCAACGCTGCTGTGCGAGCACGCGCTGCTGCCAACGGCGTCGTCTACAGCGAGGGGTCTGCAGCAGGCGTGCAGGCCGAGAATGTGGCCGCGACATACCGAGATGTGGGTGTGACCAATTTGAACGCTCTGACGGCCCGTTTGCTGGGTTTTGAAGATGCCTCTGCCATGGTGCTCGCAGCCAAGGAGCAGAAAGAGCTGACAATGAATGCAGCAGAGACACAGGCCAAGCAGATGCGTTTGGCTGGTGAGTTTGCTGTCAAGAGTGGTGGATTACTTGCTGGCGCTACACTGACAACAGGCGCGCTTGAATTTGCCAAGACCGTTAAAAACCCATTTTCATGAGTTGAACCATGGCAGACTTACCACTACTTCAATCCGGTCGCGTTGAGAATGTTGGCATTCCTGGCGCGGTCTTGCCGCAGGTCAACGCACCGCAGGTGGACTATGTCGGCCTCAAGGCCGCAGCCAACTACCAACAGACCCTGACCCAGCAGCTCGACCGATTGAGCAGCACGCTGTTTGGCATTGCCAAAGAGTCAGCGCAGCAAGCCGGCATGCAGTATGTGGCCGACAACCCGATCACCGACGCACAGCTGCGCGCTGCGCGTGAGGGCAACACCGAGCCGCTGAAGTTGGGTGGCACATTCAATGTGTATGACGCAGCTGTGCGCAAAGCCCGTGCGTTTGAAATCTCAAACAACTTTGAGGTCGAGGCGCGTGCCAAACTGTCAACGCTGTTGACCGCAGTTGAGCAGGGTGGCGCGACAACCGAGCAGGTGAAGAACCAGATCGGTGTGATGATGGACGGATTCAGTAAGAGCTTGGTCAATGTTGACCCAGAGGCATCGCTGAAATTTCGCGCCACCATCTCGACCATGGGCAATACCGTGTTGGCCAAGGCAGCTGAAGAAGAGATCAAGCTGCAAAAGCGCCAGCGCTTGGTTAAGTTCGACGCAGACTTCGACAACAGTGTGCGACTGCTTGAGGCGTCAATCGCCCGTGGCTACTGGGTTGACCCTGAGACACAAGGCGTGCGCTCGGTTGAAGACCTGGCCAATGTGTACCGCGAGACAGTTAAAAACAGCGCGCTGTTGATGACAGACCCAGCGTTGCAAAAAACATACAGTGACAAATTTGAAGCAGCATACAAAGCCGCACGCATTGGCGCGGTGTCGAGCTTTGTGACAAGCGCTGAGTTTGGCACTGACTTTGAGCAGGGCTTGGCCAAGCTGCGCGTCGGTGATGTTGGCAAGATGAAAGATGTCTTTGCCGGCATGAACTATGACGACAAGAAGGTAGTGGTCGCTAACTTCATGCTGGCCAACAACCAAGTCATTGACACTCAGAATGCCAAGCGCGCTGAAGAAAAGCGCAACGGCGAAGCTCAAGCGGTGAGCCTGCTGACACAGATTTATGCGCTGCCTGACGGTGACCCCAAGCGCAAGGCGCTGGCAAACCAGCTCGCTGGCGTGGCCAGATCAGCACCAGGCGCTGTGCCATTTGGTGTGCTCAAAGACATGCTGGACAGCAACAACACCGGCAACGCCCAAGCTGAGTTCAACCTGATCAACGGCATTTACAGCGGCACGATCACCAGTGCTGATCAGATTTGGTCGATGGTCAAACCTGGTGGCGTGAACGGCAAGCAAGCGCTCGGTGCGCTCAAGCTGCT